TCATCGGTATATGAGGTCCAGTTGACCTTGCCGCCAGAGGTCTGGAAGCGGGCCAGCATAGCGTCACTCTTGAGCGCGGGACGCCCCTGAATGACGTGATAATCCCGCATAGCGATAGCCGGGTGCATATCCTCGGCTTGGCACAGCAGCATGATAGCCATAGCTTCTGCTTGGTTTTTGAAGCCAAACATTTTGCTATCGGCTGCCACTTGCGCCATCTTTTGGATGTCGGCCATGGGAACAATGTTAGACATCGGCAATCACCTCCCCTAGCGTCCTGTTGCACTTCACCAGCTTGCCGGCCACGCCATCGCGCAGAATGTCCAACAGGTGGATGCGGTTGGTTTTGCCCATATGCGGCAGGGCGTGCAGATCACGCTCGCTCATGTCCAGTACGTCCTGCCAGGTCAGGCTTGGATCGTGAGACATAAGCACGGTCTTGACCCGCTTGTTGATTTCCGTGTCGGCAACCCGCCACTCTTTCCAATCACTCATTCTGCTTTCTCCTTTAGCAAGAAACGCCGGCTGCCCGGCTGCTCAACTACGAAACTCTCGTAGATGTCTGGGTATGCCGTCTTGAACAGATCGGCACTAAACCGCTTGCTAGGCTTGGCAGACTTCCACGTTGCTAGCGTCCTGCCGTCCAGCGTCTGTATCTCAGCATTGTCGCCCATGGCGCGCTGTATAGCCGTCTGTAAGCGGTCCTCTTCCTGCTCGAAGGCTTTGATGCTGGCCCTTATGCCGGCGAGGCGCTTAGCGGCCTGCTCAAGCTCCAGAGAGGCTATGGCAACCCCCTCGGCGCTGACAGGGTAGGCCATGCGGCACTGCGCCGCGCTTTCCGGGTCAGGCAGGGTGTTGGTTTCTACCATAGCCCAGAGCTTCGCCATCTTCTGGATTTGGCCTTCCTTCTCATCCTCCGAGAAATCCAGCCGGAAGGTGCGGAACCGCTGCCCACCAAACAAGATGCACAGATACACCGTATCTACACCGAAACACGCCGCCTCGTGGCAGCACTGCGCCCAATCCGCGTTAGGCACCCGCACAGGCTCGCCAGGTTCGCTATAATTGTGGATGTGCAAGGCGTTGTAGTTCTTGCACTCCACCAAAAAGCTGTTGTCCGCAGCGATGTAGTCCCCGTGAGACTTAAGCCACGGATACCGCGGATGGGTAGCCACGGCATCGCCCAGCGGCTTTAGCTCGCCTAGCTCTTCACTGGCGAAAGCGGCGATGGTGCTCTCCATCCGCAACCCCATCTGCACGACCTCAACCTCAGACAAGTCGGGGCGCTCAGTTTTGCCAATCTTCTCGGCCACCACTTCAAAGGCTTTGCCTGTCATTGCGCGGCGTGAATCTGTTGACCACCACGCGCTGCGGCGTTCGTCTGCGCTAAAGCCGCTCATTGTCCAGCCTCCGGGAATTGATAATTTTTAGGCAGCCTCGGCAGGCTCAAATGTGTGCCGCGAATACGGATGGCGTCAGGGCTGCGCTTAAAAGTGTGGCTCAACTCATCAAACGAAATCTTGCCCCAAGCCTCTCGTAGAAACTCATCCTCTGTTTTAATCCAGCCGCGAGGCGGAAATTTCCGCTGCTGGGGCGGGGGCTGCTCACTGGGCTGGCGCAGCGGCAGTTGAGGTTGAGGATTGCCTAGAACGCGGGCTTGAGCACCCGCCAGAATGGCATCAGCGGCATCATCGAAGCCCTGTGCATAAGCCGTTTCCAGGTGCGTCCTGAAAACAGCCAATTCCTTTTCGAAATCGGGGAATTTCATATCACCACCTCCACCATCTTACGCGATCCCGCGAAATACGTGTTTATAGCCGTAGCCAAAGCTGGCAGCATCTGAACGGGAAGCCAGATTGTGTCACGAACCAGCTCTTCGTCATCATGATCCAGAACGACTTGAACCGTGGCAGTATCCTCTCCGATGTCGAGATAGACCTGCCAATAATCGCCGCTATCGTGGAATTTACCGAAAAATACCTCTTCCATGGCGCTGTCCCTTTCCTGGTTTGTGGCGCGACACACACTTTATCGACGGTTTTGATGCGGTCAAGCGGAAAAATGCTTAAGGCCAAAAAAAACCCCCAGCCGCGAAGCCAGGGGTCAAGTTTCAATCATGGGAGAGACTTGCGGGGAGGAAGGGACCCGCGAACGCATCATGCCTAACGCAAACCCCTCTTGCAAGCCTCACCAAAACCCCCTACGCATACAAGGCGCACAGTGCGCACAATGTGAGAGGCATATACAATGAGCAGAACCATCCCCATCCGCGTGCCGGATGATATTTTTGAAGCAATTGAAGCCATTAGCCAGCGCACAGAGCATACCCGCTCTTATGTGGGGCGGCGGTTGCTGGAAGAGGGGCTGAAGGCGGAATTGTTCGGTCGTGCGGTCAAGCCCAAGCGGATATCAATCAAGTCCATTGCCATGCGGATCGTGGAAGGCGTTGAAATCCCGTCTTGCATCCCGGCAGATGCTTGGCTGGAATGGGATCAATACCGCGCAAAACGGTCGGGCAAGGCATGGACAGCACACGCGAAAGTGTTGTGCATCGCGCGGCTGGAAACCTTTTGGCAGCAAGGCTACGATTGCGCAGCTATCATCCGCCAGAGCATCGAAAACGGATGGAGCGGCTTGTTTCCTATTAAGGATGCTGCCGTGGGCAACCGTGAAGACCTGGCCCGGCGCGTGCAGCCCATCGTTGAAGGTAGCGCGGAGGAGCTTTTCTAATGTGGACATTAGCGGGGCTTTTTATAGCCGGCTGCATTGGCGCGCTTATTGGCGGCGTAATTGTCGTTGCCGGATCATGGCGCGAATTGATGAGGGAATGGGACGATGAGTGACATTGTAGTCCGGCGTATGCCGCAGTTATCGCAACCCCTGACCCTAGCCGTGGGCGATGAGCAGCGGCGCGAGGCTGACAGCACGCCGGGGGATTTTGGGCCACCGGCTTTAGCACCCTCTCTCATTGCGGAGGCGGAGAAAGCCGCGAGGCAGGCTAGGGCCGCGCTACAGCCGCCCACAGGGGCTTTCGTGCTGTCATGGATAGCACCTATCCACGCCGGGTTCAGCAACCCGCCTACGGCCCGTGAGAGTGCCGTATGGGCCACCGCGGTTAGCAAGGCATGCGCACGGGTGCCGATGCAGGCTTTTACCGAGGATGCGCTGATAGACCTAGCCGCGCGTAGCAAATTTTGGCCGAGTGCATCCGAGGTTCTGGCCGTAGTGCAGCCGGAGGCTAACAGGCTGTTTAGCAAGGTTCTGGCGATGGAGCGGATCGCGCGGCGCAAGCCACCAGAGCCTCCGAAGAAGGTAAGTTTCACTGACCTAACCCCAGAGCAAAAGGCTGCGGATGATGCGAAGACGCGCGAGATGGTGGACAGGATGAAAGCGGCCATAGCAGAGCGGGAACACCGCACCAGGCCAGAGCGGGCGGATAGGGCGGCGCCTGTGAGCCTTGGCGCATTGATGGCCGGCTACCAGCGCGTGATTGACAGCGGAAGCAGCTATGCCGAGGCGGCGCGCGTGCGATTGGAGAAACTTAAGCGCGATAACTGAGTCTGGCACGGTTCTTGCATAAGGGCTTTTTGGGTAACACCGAGAAGCCCTTTTTGCATGCCCACGACTGGCACGGTTCTTGCAGTATTATATATACGTTATCACGTCCTAGACGATCGTAGTGTTTACGTGCGTCGTGTTTACAATCGTCAAGTCTACAACCCCCCTATCTATAACCCTATCGGGTTAAATCTAGGGGGGATGCAAGGGGGGAAGGGTGCGCGAAGCGGGCAAGCGGTAGGCCCGTAAGCTATTGCAAACACTGCGGAAATGGCGCGCTGCTACTGTATACCTTGCGCGCGTTGTAAGCGGTGTGCGCCTTGCATGCAGTGCATACATTAGCCTACCAGCAGCGCGCGAGCTTGGTCATAGCGGGCTTTAACATCCTCCAGGCCCACACTGCCGCCATTTACCGCTTTGCGCAGCTTAGGTAGGTCGCCCGAATCGGCCACGAAATTAAGGCCCAAGCGGGACCACCAAAGGCAGGCAGACTCCGCCGCGCCGTCCGGTGTGCCAAGGCTTTCAACCCAATCATCGCTTGGTTCACGCCAAAGCACGCGGGCCACTTTGTCATAGTTCCAGCGGCCAGTGATTTGGACAAGTCCCCGTCCGCGGTACAACCATGCATCGCCTGGCAGCCGGTTGCCTAAGTTTTTCCGCCCCCACTCGCCGCCGTATATCTCTTCCGCGATGATACGCTCATCCGCTGGATGGCCCACGCGGCGGCAGGCATCGAGAGCCTTGGTGGTGGCCCGCTTGCCAAACACTGCCGCGAGCCTGTCAGGCGAATAGTCTAAGCTTTCCACCAAGCGGCGGCCACCGTTAGTTTCATGCCCAAAAGTGGCTAGGGCCATGCAGGCGCGGACCGGGTTCGCCGTCATACCGGCGCGGTCCATATGCTCGGCCAAAAGGGGAGCCCACATTGACGGAGCACTCCAGCCAATCGCGTTCAAAAGCGTCTCGGTTATCATCTGTCCACCATAGGTATGCTGCGGCCAGCACTGACAGGATTGCCAGCGTGGCCGCGGTTATCAGGATTTTGCGTGCTGGCAATATCACAACACA